CGGGCAAGTCGATGAAGGGTGCGCTCCAGGACGACGGCGGGAGCAAGGGGCAGATCGGCCGCAGCAAAACCTACTCGGTCGCGCACCTCTCGGAGCTCTCGACCTGGGAGAACGCTGGGCAGATCGATGACGCGCTGATGCCGGCGATCCCGATGACGCCGCGCACCTTCATGGCCAAGGAGAGCACCGCCAAGGGGCGGCACAACTGGTGGCACAAGGAGTGGCTGACGACGCAGGCGGGGAACGGGCGGAGTTTCAACATCTTCATCCCGTGGTACGCCGAACGGAGCAAGTACTGGGCGCCCTGCCCGACCGGCTGGACGCCGCCTGACTCGGTGATCGAGTACGCCGCGCGTGTTGCGCAGCACGGGCCGCGCTGGATGGGCGGGGAGACCTATCGGCTCTCCAAGGAACAGCTCTACTGGTACCACCTGCAGCGCCGGGCCGCCGAGGACAAGGGCACGCTCTACAAGTTCCTCGAGGAATACCCCGCCGAACCCGAGGAGGCGTTTCAGTACTCCGGGCGCAGCATCTTCACGCCGGCGCAGATCGACACGCTGCGGAACCGGCAGCGGCCGGCGCGTCTCATCTACCGGGTACTCCCGAACACCTTGATCGCGGATCTCCGCGACCACGCACTCTCCCCTCGGGATCTCGAAGAAGAGCTCTCGATGCCGGCGCCTGGCGTGGACGCTGAGGAGATGGTCTGATGCGCGGCCTCCCGCCGCTCCCACGCAAGCTCGCCCGGCTCACCGACGACCCGGCGATCATCCCACCAGGCTACGGCTTCGTCCCGCTCGCCATGAAGGACCTCGCCCTTGGCGGTGCGCACGTCGATGGCATGGGCCTGTGTGCGATCTACGAGCCGCCCTTGCGTGGGTACTCCTATGTGATCTCCGCCGATGTGTCCGATGGACTTGGCCAGGATCGTTCCTCGGTGGATGTGATCCGGAAGGGCACGATCGAGCGCGCCGAAGAGCAGGTGGCCCACTTCATCTCGGATCGGATCAAGCCGCGTGAGCTGGCCTTTGTGATGGACGCCCTCGGGCACCTCTTCGTGGACGACGCCGGTCGGGAAGCCTGTGCCGCGATCGAGACCAACAACCACGGGATGAGCACGCAGGACACCCTTCGCCTGCACCTTGGCTATCGGCACTTCTACGTGATGGAGCATGTGGGCGCGGCCGCGCACGCCAACCGCTACTCCGCGCGGGAAGGCTGGTACACCACACAGCGGACCCGCCCGATTGTGCTGGACCACTTCTACGAAGCGCTCACCACCTTCGACCCGGTGACCGGCGACCCCGATCTCATCATCAACTCGCCCCACACCTTGGGCGAGCTGCACGACTTCCAGACCGATGGCCTGCTTGCCGACGCGGCCGCCGCCGCCGGTGCGCACGACGATTGCATCATGTCGATCGCGATCGGCCATTACGTATCGTGGCGCCTGGCGGGTGGGGAGCGTGAGCCCCTGGCCGACCGGCGCCGGCGGCTTCGCCAGGTGGAGCAGCGCCGACAGTCCCTCTCGGACTACGACGCCAAGGGCAATACCTACCAGACCATGCCCTACACCGAGGAGGAGATCGCGGTGGTGCAGGGCGGGCGCATGGACCGGCTCGATCCTGAGCTGGAAGAACTGCTCTACGATCTCCGGGGGGAGACCTACGATGGTGGAGACTTCTACTAGCAAGCCCAAGGCGACGCCCGGCCTCAAGGCCCGGGTGTTCGGCGCGTACGCCCCCAAGGTCGGGGTGCTGTGCCTGGCGGAGATCGACACCGGGAAGCGCCCCTTTCTCCCCATCGAGCTGACCGACAGTGCGGTGTTCGGCTGGCTTTTCCCCGCCGTCCCTGCCGATGACGCCTCCACCGACCTGCGCGTGCGCGGCATCTCCGCCGCCGGCCGGCGTGCCCCGTGCTACTGTGGTGTCGCTCGGGCGGCCCTTTCGGCTCCCTAGCCCCAAGGAGCGCACCTCTCATGCGGATCACCATCCCTGACGACCTGGCCGATGCCCTGACCGGGAACCTGCCGGCCTCTGCCCTGCTGGCGCCCGACGCGCTGGAGAAGGAAGTGGTACGCCTCCTCACCAGAGTCGCGCACCTCGCCGGCAAGCCCTTCCTCACGCTCGACTACAACGAGCTGGACAAGATCGGCATGGCGGCCGGGCGGACCTTCCCGCCCATGACCACGGCGCAGATCATCGAGTACATGGAGCGGCTGGCCTCAATCCATCTCGGGGAGATCCGCCTCGACTTCCCCACCACCCAGCTCGAGGAGATCGCCCGCCTCGCTGCGCGGGAGGAGAAGGACCCGGCGGAGTACATCGGCCGGATCGCCGCGACCTTCCTCTCGAACTTCTTCCGCCTGCCGGCCGCCGCCGTGGAGCTCCCCGTCGTCACGCGCGTGGTGACCGAACAGGTGCCGGTGGCCGAGACCGCGCCCACGGCGTAGCCATGCACAGTGCGACGCTCTACCAGATCTTCCAGTGCCAGACCTGTAGCACGGCGCGCAGGCGGCCCCACCAGATTGGTGACCCGCCCGCGTGCTGCGGGGCGCCGATGAAGTGGCGGAGAACCGCCACCATGGTGGACCCGCCGGCGCCTCGGTTTGGGCAGGCCCCCGGGATCGACTTCCACAACACCTCCCCGATCGAGGTGCCGATTGGCACGCACGGGATGCTCTTCGAGTCCCTCCATGATATCCGGCAGTTCGAGAAGCAGAGCGAGCAGCTCGCCGCCGAGGGGATCGGACAGCCCTACGTGATTCGTGGGTACTCCCAGAACAAGAGCAACATGCACGTGAACACCATGGGGACGGTGGACGAGACGCCGCCGCCTTCCTTCACCGACGCCAAGGGGCGCCCGCGTTTCCGCATCGAGCGTGGAGACGTGGACGAGTCCATGGGCCCCGGTGCCACCGAAGATCTCGCCTCGGCCTTGCCGATGGACCCGAACTAGCTCACCTTTCGAGTCGCCCATGTCGTACTCATCCTCCGGCTTCTATCAGTTCCCCGGCATGTCCGATGACGCCCTCAACGGGAGGGATCCTCGGTACAACTCCAAGCTGCTGGGATGGCTGGACGAGGCGATCGCCGAGGGCGACGGGTTCATCCAGCAGGACCCGAACTACCACAAGATGTCGGAGGGCATGGCGTACGTGTCCGGGGATCACAAGCTCGGGATCCAGGGCGTAGCGCCGGGCACACTCGCCGACATCGAGAAGTTCACACTCAACCTCTGCCGGCGGGCGGCCCAAGCGCATGTGAGTGCGCTCACGGATCTCAAGCCGACCTTCGGCTGGCGGAGCCTGAACCCCAAGTACGCTCCCACCGCTGATCTCCTCAACAAGCTGACGATCGCGTGGTACCTGAACAACATGGCGGATGTGGCCTTCGCCGACGTGATGAAGATCGCGTGGGCGTGCGGTACCGCCGACATGATGATCGAGTGGGACCACAACAAGCAGGACCACCTGATCATCCCGAAGGACCCTCGGGACACGCTGCCGATTCGCCCTTCCCGGTACGGGAGCGTGCAGAGCTGGGAAGGTGTGGTGTTCCGCGAGGCGCACTCGGTCAACATCCTGCGCGATCGCTATCCGCATCTCGCGGCGATGATCGCCCCCACCGCTGACGGACTGCTCGCATCGATCCGCGGCCTCTTCCAGCGTATCGCCCCGCCGATGCAGACGCCGGCCGACACCCTCTCCGGCCTCTCTGGTGTCCCACGCGGCGCCGGCCCCGTGCGCTCCGGCGACGTCCTCTACTATCGGTGCTACCTCACCGACCGCAGCCGCAACCTCAAGAGTGTCCCGGTGGTGGTGGGCGATACGACCAAGCCGTGGGCGTACACGGTGGAACCTGGGGATCTCCTCTATCCCAACAAGCGCCTGATCATCAGGACGGACAGGGCGCTTCTCTACGACGGCGGCGCGCCCTACCTCCACGGTCTCTACCCCTTCGTACGCTTCTCCCCATGGAAGCTCCCGTGGTTCTTCCTCGGGCAGAGCGCGCTGGCCGATCTCACCCCGGTGAACGATGCGATCAACCGGCTGGGCAGAGGCGTCCTCCTCGGCATCGAGCAGTGGCTCAACCGCTCCACCGTGATCGACACCAACGCGGTGGGGGAAACCGCCGCCCGGGTCTACAACGCCCGGCGCCCTGGCCAGAACATCAAGCTGCGTGGGCAGGTGATCGACGTGGACAAGGCGTTCAAGGCGGTGGAAGGGCCCCAGCCGCAGATCCTCGCCATGGCCGCGCAGATGCTCGAAGGGCTGACCGCCCGGTTCGAGTCCCTCGCCGGCACCGGCAACCTCGAGGCACTCCAACAGCTCAAGCAGCTCCCGGCGGAAGGGACCATCGAGAAGTTCTACCAGGCGATGACCCCTGAACTGCGCCTCGAAGGCCGCATGTTCGAAGCGTTTCTCCGCGACGCCAGCCAGCAGATCCTCTCCAACTCGCTGCAGTTCCAGACCTCCGCCAAGCGTGTGCATCTCCTCGGTGACGCCGGGCAGACGCTGGAGGACTTCGACCTCGAGCCTGGCACGCTCCTACCGGCGATGAGTCCGACGATCACGGACCCGATGACGGGGATGCAGACGCCCAACCCGGACTACGATCCGACGTTCGACCAGAGCAAGCCCCGAGACCAGCGGGCCAAGGCGATGGCCCAGCTCATGGCCTTCGTCGTGGCGCCGAACTCGGTTCTCGCCTTCAACGCGCAGGAAGAGAAGATGATGGACTTTCAGTTGGCGAGGATGGGGTACCTCGACATCTGGACCCTCATGGAGCGCCTGGAGCGCCCGAACATGGGGGCGCCGCCGCCGATTCCGCTGGCACCGCTCACGTCGCCGAACCAGCAGGAGCTGGCCGAAGGGCTGGCGGCCGGGCGGTTCATCCCCAACCCGCAGGCGCCGGGGTCCGTGCTGGAGATCCGCGTGCCGGTGACGATCACCGAGCGCCTGATGGCGCAGCAGATGCTGGGAATTGGCATGACGGCCAACCCGGCAGGCCGGAAGGCAAGTGGGGACGCGCCGCCCAAGCAGGAGAGCAAGGACGGCGGGACACGGACCACCACCACGGAGAGCGACAAGTAGATGGGCACGACCTCACGCCCCGCTCTCGGAGGGTTCGCCGTCCCGACCGCCGCAATGACGCTCGCCGGCGTGCTGGAAGCGCTTCATCAGCAGCGCGTGACTGGCGCCGTGCCGGTCGTCCTGCACCTCAAGAACGGCGTCCCGCAGGCGATCGACTTCGGCACCTACGATCGCGTCACCTTGACAGCGCCTGGGAAGTAGGGCAGGCTACTCGACAACTGAGGCTTTCGCGCGGCGCTCGCAAGGCTACCGCGCATGTGGCCGGCAGGGGAGATTCCCTCCCTTCGCCGGCCGTTGCCGTGTACGGGGACTTTCTATGGCTGGACCAGGCAATCTCGCCGACTACGCAGGTCGCAGTGGTCCGTCCTCGATCCTCGACGGCCCGCCGCCTCATCCTCAGATGCAGGCCCCGATCTCCTCGGCGATGGGTGGGATGTTGGGCACGCCCAGCGCGCGTCAGCTCCCGACCGAGCAGATCCTGGCCCTGATGCAGAGTGGTTCTTCCATCGGCGACATGCTCGACACCATGGCGCAGATGGCCCCGGACATCGCTCCCGATTTCGCGGCGTGCAAGGAGCTTCTCCAGCGCGCCCTCGCCAAGCTGATGACGGCAGGAGGTGGCCTCACGCCCCCAGGTCCCATGTCGGGGCCAGTACCCGGGTCCACCCCGGGTGCGCGGATGGGCTGAGAGCCTCCAGCGCCGAACACTCAGGGAAAGCCGTAGACACGCACCATGGCACGCACCTCACCGCAGGATGCCGGCAAGGAATTTGCCGCCGGAGTCCTCCAGCATCTGCCGGACGCTCTCCGCTCGCAGATGGAGACCTTCCTCGCCTCGCCCGACTCGACCGGGTTCCTCACCGAAGTGGGGAACGGGACGCTCCGGCAGGCGGACTACTCGCGCAACATGAACGCCTTGCAGACCTGGCACAAGGAGCTGTCGGATTGGGCACAGGAAGCCCAGACGACCGCAGCGCCTGCCGCGCCTGCTGGGGGTGGCGCTCCTGCTGCGCCGGCGACTGCCGCCGCTGCTACCGTGCCCTCCGGGCTCACCCGCGAGGATGTGGCCAACGAGTTCGGGCGCCGCGAGTCGTTCTACGCGGCGTTCACCGCCGACGCCGTACGCCTGTCGCAGCAGCACTTCGCCAACTTCGGTGAGGTCCTCGACATCAACCAGATCCTCAACCACCCGCGTCTGGCCGAGCTCCGCATGGACGGCGCCTACCAGGACGTGTTCAAGGACAAGATCAGTACCAGAAACGCGGACATCCAGGCCAAGGAGCGCAAGGCGCTCGAGGACGAGATCCGCGCCAAGGTGCTGAGCGAAATCGGACAGCAACCGCACACCGGCTCGCTGCCGTACGTCGTCGGAGGCGAGGGCTCACCCCTCGATCACCTCACACCGAACGGGGAGGCGCCCAAGGCGTTCGACCCCAATGCGGTCGCGGCGGCGTACCACCAGCTGGTGTCCAGCCGGGCCTAGAGAGCCCTCCCCGGATGCCCCGGGGCGTGAGAGAGGAACGTCATGGCCTTCACCCCGCAGCTCGATGAACTGAACACCGTCACCCAGAAGATGATCATGCCTGGGGTGGCGGACAACTACTTCCGCTCCGGCCCGCTGATGGCGAAGCTCAAGACGCGCTTCACCCGGCGCTGGAACGGGCCGCAGATCCAGGAGAACTTCCTGTTCGACGCCCCCAAGGGCGCGGCCTACGCGCGAGGTGGCAACTTCGGGCCGCAGATCCGCAAGCAGACCAAGACGGGCCTGCTCTTCAACGCGCGGTACTACCAGATCTCCACCGTCGAGTACCTCGAGGACATCGAGGTCGAGCTCGCCGGCCCGCAGGCGGTCTTCTCGACCGTGCGGCAGGATCTGCGGGAGTCCGCCCTCGCCATGTCGGCGATGCTGGAGATCGCGGCCTTCCGGCACGGCCAGAACACCGGCGGCCAGGATCGCTCGCTCGAGATCAACGGTCTCGAAGAGGCGATGACCAACGGCAGCGACACCACCTGGTCGGGCATCACGTTCCCGAGCTACGGAGGCCAGACCCGTTCCGGCGTGGGCAGCGCGCTCAACAGCCCCACCGGCTTCATCGCCACCGCGTCCAACACGACGATGAGCTACCGGCTCCTCACGCACAGCTACAATTCGTGCGTGCTGGGCAGCCAGTACCCGGACACCGGTCTCACCACCAACCGCTGCATGGCGTTCATGAGCGAGACCTTCCTGCCCCACCAGCTGGTGGACACGAAGGACCCGGAGATCGCCTTCCCCGGTCTCAAGTTCCAGAACGCGACGATCATGCAGTCGCAGTACTGCCCTGGCGCCGACGGCGTGAACGACGACAACCTGGGCAACTACAACGCCAGCGGCGAGACCTTCTGGTGGCTGAACTTCGGCCCCCAGGGCGACGACGCGCACATCCGCCTGTGGATCGCGCAGTCGC